TATTATTTAAAAGTTTTTACACCACACATATCTAATGCTTCTTGGTACGAAGATATGCAATTTTCACCACAATCTGTACACCTGTTATTATCCATAGGCATTTCACAGCAATTACTTACTGAACCCCATTCTGCTTCGCAATCGCATTCAGTTTCGTTACATATTACACATTCATATACATATGGATTGTCAGGTCCATTGTATTGTGTAGGATCATCATAATTTGGTATTATTACTTTATCTATCATATTAAAATATTTTGTCTACTGCAACTGAATTGTAGTAGTGTGTTCTTAATTCAATATATAACTCTCTAACCTCGTAAAAAGACATAAGATTTAAATATTGTTTACGCTTTTCAGTATTATGTAATCTGTATACTGTTGCAAATTCTTTGCTTGAACATTCTAAAAGCCATAAAGGATTTTCCGTCATAGCATCTAGTATTGATTTTATAGCTTCTAATTTATTAGTAGCTGGTAACATTTTGTACATTGTTTTCATAATTTCTTTATTTGTCATTTTCATATATACCTATATTAGTTGCAAAGGATTTTATGCTGTGTATATTTATTTATGTTTTAATTGTTCTTGTAAATTCCATTCTGTTTTATCTATCATTTCTTTACAACCACCACAAGTAATTGCTGACCAACAAAAGTGATAGACTTTATTATGAGCATTACAATTAGGGCAGTATATAGATTTGCCATTATATTTACTTGCTCTTGTATATTTATTTACTTTAGTTTTCATTTTTATATTATTTAGTGTTTTCATACTGCAAATATACAAACTTTTAGTTATTCACACAATTATTTACAACTTTATTTACAAAGTTATTAACAATAAGTATGTTAATTAAGATTTATACTGATAGGGATATAACTACTATAATTATTATAGCGTATATTAAAATGATAGGTAATTGGTGCTTTTCCTGCATTATAAGGGCATTAAAAGATTTATAGGTACTTTACCCTCTAAAACTACTCCACAAGCAATAGCAGGTTTTTTACCACGTTTTGCATAAGCCATAGCATAACTGTCGTGATCTATACCACAACCTACTTGCATTCCCCAAATTCTAAAGTTTTGTCCTACATAATGTTCTATGTAGCATTGTGTATGTAAATGTCCTTGTACTGTATTCATCATATCTGCACGACACTTAGTTCTCGCAGTACCTGCTTCTCCGTGAATATATTGAACGCCATCTATTTCTAATCTATCAACAAATTGCCAGTTAGGCACTTCTAATACTTCTTTGTAGGATTTAATCCATTTACTTGGTATTAATGATGTTTGAGCTTTACGCATAATCATTCTGTCGTGATTTCCTAAAATTACAGTTGCTTCAGGAAATGCTTTGTACCAACGTGCTATTCTTTTAATCGCTACTTCTAGCTCTTGCTTTCCTGTATATTCTGCTTCTATGTCTATCTCGTGAAAACTCGTATAATGGTTATCAATGCAATCACCAATTATTACTACATCTGTACAGTTCCAATAATCGTATTGTTCTATACACCAATCAAGATACTTGTCTAAACAGAATGGCTCGTGTAAGTCGCCTATTACTAGAACGTTACGCACTTCTTTTTCACGCATTTTCTGAATAGCAAGTATCTCGTGTGGTTTTAATCTGTATCTATTACTTCTTTGCACTATCTGCAATACCTTGTCCTAGAACAAGTGTTAAACAAGCATAAAACAAATTAGATGCAGTTGCTTCATCTACACCTAAATAAGTAACTAATAATGGTATAACAACAGAACTAACTGCGTACCAAAACTTTTTACTTTTCATCATTGTTAAAATTAGCCAATTTTTCATAATATAGTTATTTAAGTTAATATTCAAATTTATTTAATTGTAAAGCCATATAACATCTTGATCTTTTGAGTTATCAAGATCACAATGTATAAAACTTTTACCTATTCCTAGTCTTGTTATACCTACGTTCATTAAAGCGTTAAGTATTATGTATCTTTGCCTACTACCATTGTAAGCGATATCTACTGCTAAAAATTTTTTATGGCTTGATCCAACTCGACCACCTACAAGTGAATTTCTCGCTTCACATCTGTAAGCACTATTTATTTTAAATGGAATACCTGCATTATGTCTAGCATAGTCAAGTTTTTCAAGAAACTTTTTATCCATTTTTTGACCAGAACCCTCACAACAAGGACAATCAAATTCTGATAGTTTAAAGTATTTTAATTCCAAATTAGATGTAGTATAATTTGTAAACTTTAACCCCTTTAACTTCGTGAACAAACTCCTTACGAACTTTAGGAATGTTTTCATCTTTTCTTTGATATTTGGGGTTTTTGCTATTTAGTTTTCTTTTCTTCATATTTCACAAATTTATATATGGTAAAAGCTATTGCTAATGCTAATGAAATGAATGTTAAATATTCATTTGCTTCAACTAGTGATATTCCTATCGCACTACCATTAGCGAGTGCTACTTGTGCGCTGTCTTGTATTTCTTTCATCTTTATTTGGCTTACCTTTTAGATAAGTCTTTAATTTAGTTATGTTAACATCTTTTATTTTATATCTTCTTTTCATATTAATCCCCTGCTGGTATAAAATCACTTAAAGTTAATCTACCACCTTTTTGTGCAGGTCTTTCAAGGTTCATTCCTGCGTAGTAATTTTCTGTTGATGGATCCACATCCGCTCCTGTATTGGTGCTATATTCTGGAAAACTACCTGTATTGTTTCTTATATAGTCTATGAGTCTTTCCCTATAATACTCACCAGTATTCATAACTTCTGATCTAAGGTGTTGTGCTTCTTCTGTACTTAAAGCATTTCCTGTTTCGCTTGTCTTGCTATATATGTTTCCATTTTCTACTTTAAATCTAAGAAAAGGTATGCATAAATGAAACGCATAATTTGGCAAACAATCACCTATATATGTATTTATTAAAGTTGCATATGCTTCATTTCCTGCGTTATTAATTGTACCTGCTATAATAAGATCTTTCAACTTGTTGTTTAGATCCGTACCAAGTGCTGTTTCAATATATAGCTTTTGTGCCTGTTTTACGAATGGGAGTAAAAACTCTACATCAACATTCATATTAATAGCCGTGCTATCTTTTAGTTTATCTTCTGATATAAATAATACGTATTGTGCCATAATTATCTTGGTTCTAAAAATCCGTTATTCTTCATTGTTTTTGGTGCTTTAGCTACTAGTGGGCTATTTCTCTTTAATGTAAACCCTTCACTAATTGCTTTAGCTTGTGATATTATCTGGTCATCATTAATAGGTCTTTTAGCGTTTCTAAGTGATGATTTATATATAACCCTTCTGAAATAATGATGGCAGTTACCACCCCCTTTCCATAACCAGATGGAGTAAGTATCGCTTCTTCCTTTAGGACCCCACCCCTTATTAACTTCTTTTGTAGTTAATTGTAAGATGTCCTCTTTACGATAAACTTTCTGTGCATTCATCATAATTCTGCAAAAATCTCTAGTTGGTCCTCTTTGACTTAACCCATCATCTTTAGTGTACATATACCTTACTTTATAATAGTCGCTATAACTATCATTAACTCCGTCCTGTGTGCTTCTTGCGTTTGGTCTTGCCGTTCCTGTACTTGCTAATTCTAATTTATCGTTTACTAATTTATTAAGTTCTGATTCAAAATTAAAGTCTTCGTGTTCACCATCTGCATTTTCTTCATCTACTATTTCCCAATCACCACTTTCTATATCTTCACCACTTTCATCAATCCACTTATGTAATTCTGTAAAGCTATTTGTTTCTTTTTTACAGTTGCATTTGTTTAAGCTAGTTATTTGGTCGTGGCTTTCACAAGGCATATAATAAGTTTTACCATCTTGTTTATGCTCGTGATGTCCTTTACAACCCATCTTTTCAGCTTCTGCTTCTGCTTCTTCTATCGTGTCGTATAAAGGTAATTCTACACCATCAGTAACCATACTACCAACTTTTGCAAAGTCTACTTTTTCTTGTACTGTTTCATCATCTTCATTTAACGCTGGTAAACCTAATTCTTCTCTTATTTCATCAGTAGTCATAACTTCTCTAACTGTCTTAGAGTCAAACTGAACTGTAATTGGTTTAAGTTGTACAAAGTCAATAGGCATATCCATATTATTAACTCTAAAGATTTTTCTAAGGTCCTTTATTAATTGTAGTTGAAATCCTCTTACTACTGTATTTAAATAGAAATTTGCAGCGTTTACTAATTCGTCTGTATTTGATGAAAATCCATTAGTAGAATCAATACCCATAAGCGTTTTGCTTGTAACTCTATGAGCAGTTAAAATGTTTTGTACTAAAAGTTCTTGTAAGGTTAAAAATTGATCTGATAAATCACTTGTAGATATTGGTGTTATTTCTGGTGTTCTTGTTTTGTCATCACTAAATGTTAAAATAAATTTACCTGCATTTTCACTACCTGTAAACTTTTGTGCTAAACTTCTTTCGACTTCCATTCTTTCTTCACGAGTTGGTACTCCGTTTGCAAAAGAAAATACATACGAGCCACTAAATCCATTAGCTATATTGTTTAAATGAAACTCTGCTACTTTTTGGTCAATTAAACTCCAGTTGTTACCAGCTAAGTAATCTGGTGTATGATAAGCTTCCATATTAGGAGAATAAAGACCAGAATAAAGTATCTGACTAGCTGAAGTTCTATCGTTTACATTAAATGCTGGAACTCTATATGGTTTGTTTTGTCTAGGGTTTGACCAATCTGCCGATATATAATATCCTGTGATACGACCCATTTTGTCTGGTTTTTCACACCTAAGCTTTTCGACAGGCACGTGGTATATCTCAGATATTTGTGTTCTATCTTGCGACCATATTATATTAATAGCAAAACCACCCTGTAATTTAAAATCAAAAGCTAATTTTTTAACTAATTCGTGTAGTGTTTCTTTTCCGTTAGGGTTAGCTATAAACTGTTTAAGCTTTACTATTCTATCTAAATCTCTTTCATTTTCATCTTCTATTACAATGTCATTACCTGCGATCATATCGGCAGTAGCGTTGATTATCGCTGCATTTGTAGAACTGTTATAATAAAGGTCTATAAGAAACTGTGGGTAGGTATTAGCCCAATCATCTGTACCATAAGAAATCCAATTTCTACCATTTGTTTCTTGTACTATTGGTGCAGTTGAAGCACCTAAATCTATACTTAATATTCTATCTTTCATTATGTTAAATATTCATAAAGGCTTTTTCTATTTGCAGCAGTTAATGCTCTGCCTTTATATATTAATATATTTTTAGTATAACCTACTAATTGGTTTGTATCATCTGCTGCACTACCGATATTGTCTATTGTAAAAGCATCTGCATCTGTTAAAGCTGTAGAACCCCACGCTTTATCACTATACCCACCACCATTTACGTATAGCCTTAAATCACCAGTAGAACCATTTTCTCTTGTAAATATAATCGTGTAAAAAGTATTAGTAGCAATAGTGTCTGACGCTTCTGTAAAGTTGTTATTTCCTGAGCCACCTATTTTACATCTAAATCCACTAGCAGAATTAATTCTAAAGAAATTAGAACTGTCTGAACCATATATAGATTTAGTTACTAAATTAGTAAACATAACTTCCGTTACTATACTAAAATCTTGATTTGCAGTAATTGACATTGTTTTGTCTAAGTCCATATATTTTGTACCTGTAAAATAAGGCATATAAGGATAAGAAGCCGATAATCTATTCCATTCTGGTTTATCTTCTTCCGTTTCCATTATAGCGTCATAACTATTAGATGTAAAGTCATTCCAAGCATTTATCTTATCGCCAGATGCCATTGTGTTAGCTACTGTGGAGTGTACAGGATCTAATGGGTTTCCTAAAGAGTCTTGGTCTGCTGTAATATTCATATTAAACTTCAACCACATTTCTAAATTAGAAATATCAGATGGCATAAAGCCAGTTGTTTCTTTCATAGAAACCAAACTCATACCTTGTTTAAGTGCTAACATATTCTATGTAGTTGGTCCTTCAGAATAACCTATTCCAATACCACTTGTTAAAGTTATTGCAGTTATGTTCATAAACAAAGTAGTTCCTGCTGGCATTGTTGTTTGTAAAGCACTTTCACCTGTTGCGTCTGCTACTGTTATTGCAGATATTACACTTTCCACAGGGAATTGTACGCAGTACCAGTCTTTACTTGTCTGCGCTGCTGTTGTAAATACAACTGTATCGCCATTTTTACCTAATTGTTCTGTTAATAGTTGTTGTACATTTTCTATTGCCATAATTTAATTTTTATTGTCCGTAATATATATAATTATTAGAAGCAGGTTCTTCATACTGTGTATATTGAACTTGCTCTTGTCCACCTTCTTCTGTTACATATAACTTGCCACTATTTACCATTCCTTTTACTACACCTTTAGTAGCTGCTGGTGGTGTTAATACTTGTGTTTCAGTAACAGGTGCAGTATCAGTAGTTAAACTTGCTACACCTGACCACGCTACTTCATAAATCTCATACTGCCAATATCCATTAGGCACTAAATCAACTGCTCCTGTAAACACATCTTCTGCTGCTACTAATTTATGTTGTAATTGCATTTTAGTATATCTATCGTAAATAGTTTGGCTTTGCCCATAACCATACTTAACTGCACCAGACATATCATTAGTAAGTTTAAATAAAAATCTTATTTGTGCAGTTGTTGCTCCTGTATCTATTCTATTATCTTCTGTTGATACATAAAATACGTATGGTGAAGATTTATAAGTTACTTGTAACATATTAATATATAGAAAAAGATGTTATTTATTTGCAATATAAAGAAAAAGGTGGCAATAAAGCCACCTAAATCAAGAAATATGAAAACACTAATTAAAGTGAAGTTTTATATTAAAGTTTATGTTATTACTATTGCACCCATTGTAAATGCTGCGTTATCAAATGGTGTAGCACTATAATCTGCTACCATACACATTGGAGTTTCTTCCATTCCGTCTAAAGTCCAATTATAACCATTATGATCTCCCCAAGCAGCACCTGATACATCAGTACCACTATTTAATCTCATTCCATTACGTAAGCCCATTCCTACGATAATATTTCTTCCTGAGCTATTAAGTTGGTTTAATTCTGCAAATACTACTAATTTACTTAAAGCTAAAAGACGTAATTGGTTCTGGTCTTCTTTAGTTAATTGATTCAATTTAATAGTTATTTGTGGTGTATAATATATAGTTCCGTTTTCAGTTGAACCTACTATCGTTTCCGTTAAGCTAGATTCACCTCTTGGTAAAGAATATCTGTATAATGAGTTAGAACCCATTTCTATATCAGTTATTTCACCTGTGGACACTACTATTCCTGTACCATACACTTCTCCTGTTGTTGCATTTGCATCAAACTCATCATAAACTCCAAAATAAACGTTTTTTATACCACCTGCAATTCTATCGCAGGATAATTGTCTTCCTTTTGTTAAAGCTGTACACGCCATAGTTTATTTTTTTTTAAAGTTAAGGAAGTGGCTTTTACACCACTTCCGTATAATTAAGTTTACGATTGTCTTACTACATCTGCACCAATACCTGCTACAACTCCTGCTGTATAACGAGCTACCAGATTGATATTATCTGAACCTGTTACCATACTTTGATCTAGCAAACTTATACGAGTACTATCCGAAAGTAAATCCGTACCAAAGAATAAATTGCTCTTTTGTGCAAATACCATCTGGTTATCAACCATACCTGGTACAATGGCGATTTTTATTCCTTCAAAAACTGGCTCATAATCTTTATTCATTGACATCCACGGCACTCCTGTTAAAGCAGAAATTGCTTGGATGTATAGTTGCCAAGTTTTGTTGTTCATATAGATGTAAGCATCTTCTTTTCCTAATACATTATTAGCCGTACCACCTGTGATAGCGTCTACTAATCCTTGTAAACTAGATATTATATTAGCGTTTGTATAAGCACCTGCTGCTGCATCTTGAACTACTGTTGCGTCAGTACCTGGTAATAACCAATATCCTGTGAATCCGTTAAATTCTCCTGCGTTACCTGTTACACCACCCCATATTGAAGATTCAGTAGCATCTGCTATGATTTCTCCCATATACGCTATAACATAGTCTTCGAAAGATACAGATGGCATAGCATCTCTACCTGCTCTCATTTGTAAACTTTCCCAAGATTTTAACAATGTACCCTTGCAAATGCTCAAGTTTATTTGTAGATCCTTTGGGCTAAGAGTCGCTTCAGTAAGAGCAAGATTTCCTGCACTTGTGAATGCATTACAATCTCCATCTACAACTAAGCCACTTCCTGCCATTTTTTGTATATTTTCTTTATATTTTATGTTTTCCATAACCGTCATATACTCTAACGATTTTGCTTGTTTTAAAGCTGCAGAAATATAGAATCCTGCTGCTTTGCCGTTGAAATTCGGCTGAGTCACACTAAATGCCATAATTATATTTTTTTAAGTTATTATTTTTATTGTTTTAAGTCCATTAAAATTCTATCCCTTTTTGAAAGCCTGTTGTATTCTGCTGTACTTAAAGGTGGTTTTTCTGAACTAAATTTATTTGTATTTAAAGGGCCTTCGGCTGGTGATTTACTTAATTCTGTTTTAAGTTTTTCGTTTTCTTCTTTTAACTTTTTAATTTCATCTTCTGCCGAAAATTCTACTACTTCTGTTGTTTTAGTAGTTTTTGATTTTGGATTTGTAGATGTTTCAGGAGTGTCTTCTGACATTTCTTCTGAATCACCTTCTCCTAATCTAGCTTTGATGTCTGCTATTGCGTCTTCAAGGTTCTCTACTTTTTCTTTCATTTCTTCATAAGTCTTAGCCCAATCAGTTTCTTCTGCTCTACTTTCATCTTCTTCTGCTAATTCTTCTTTGTTTTCTGTATCTTCAAATTTAGCTTTATCATAAGCTTCATCTGCTTCTGTACTTGCTTCTATTTTTTCTTCTGTTTCGCTTTCGATAACTTCGGCTACTACGCCTTCAGGTTCTACTCTAAAACTCACACCTGTATCTGTTTTATAAGTTCCAACAGGTAAAGGTATTGTAGTTCCGTCTTCAGTTAATACTGAAACGTCCACCGATTCTTCTAATTCTTCAGCAGTAGAAACGAAGATAGTTCCATCTTCACTTTTACCCTGCCAAGCCATCTTAACTTCTTCTTCTTTGTTAAGACCTAATGCAATAAGTATTTGTTGTTTAATATCCATAATGTGTTCTTTTTTTAATATATAGAATTGTTAATTATTTATTTGATTTTTGATTTTCTCTTATTATCTCATTTAAAGCCATTAGGATTTCTGCATCTGTTGGCTTTCTGTTTTGCATAGCTTCAAAGCGATTTGTAAAATACCCTTCGATTGATAAACCTTGAATATTGCCATCACGAATTTCAGACCACAACTTATCGTTATTTATACGCATCTTAACCATCCAACTGCCTTTAGGAAGTGAAAATCCATAAAGTGTGCTTTTATCATTTTTAGGATCTTCTATTATCCAACTTTCCACAGTTAAAACTCCAGAAACTCTATCTTGATGTTCATACGTTGCCTTATGATGATTGTTATTTTTTAAGTAACTATAAGCTGCTTGTTTTACAGTTTCTTTACTAAAATACACATAGTATTCTTCATCTTTATGTGGGTCATAGCGATATATATTCTTATCTGGGATTAAAGCAGGTGCAATTAATTCTCTTTTTTCTTTATCAACTTTAGCTAAAGTTAAATTGTTTTTAGATTTATTGAAGTACACCATATTTTCTTCTATTGCTGGTGCAGATACTAAGCTAATAGCATCTATTGCTAAATCTTCATTGTCTTCGTCTATTATTAGTTCTACAATTTTAGTTGTTTTCTCGTAATAATCTTTGTTAGCTTCTTCGCATTCCGCAATGGTGTCGTACTCGCATTCGCCAGTTTCACCCCATTTTACTTTTCCATCTTTACATTTTTTACACGGCATATTTATATATATATTTAATTGTTATTTATTTGATTTTAGATTGTTGCTCTACGTCTAATTATAGCTAATTTGTTTTGACTATTAGTCATATCATCTGTTAATACATAAGCTGGTACAGGTTCAGGTTCTATTCCACCACCCATATTGTTTAAATCAAAAGCTCCACTTACAAATTGTGGTCCTGGCACTTCAGTAGTTACTGAATCTTCTGCGCCTGGTATATCTGTTTCCATTATTCTTTTAACATTAGCAAGACCTTGTACGATTATAGCAGCAGAAGTAGCGAATCCTAATGTACCACCCTGAGCAAAAGCTTTAGTCGCACCTGCATAAGTATCTATAACGGCACTTGCTACGGCTAACGCTTTATTATCACCTGCAAAAGAACTTAATGCACTTGCTAATTGCCCATAAGCTTGTATTTCTGCCATTACTCTTTGTTCTGCTACAAGTTCTGCGTTTTTACTATCTTGCTCTCTTATTATTTTAAATTTTTGGGCTAATAACTTTCTTAAGCGTAGCTTTTCATCATCTGATATTTTTAGATTAGTGATAGCTTCATTTTCTGCTAATAACTGTGCGCCTAATTCTATATCTCGGTATTCTTCTGAGTTTCTAGCTCTCATTAAATTTAATTGGGTTTCTAAATTTAATTGGGCATCATTAAATGTCATTGCTTGTGTTAATTGGTCTTCTTGCGCCTTTTTTCTTTCTTCTGCTTCCTTTTGTATTCTATCTATTTCTCGTTGATGTCTTTCTTGTTTCTTTCTATCTGTTTCTGCTTCTATTGCGTTTATTTTATTATTTAACTCTATTTGTTTAGTAGCACTTTCTGCTCTTATGTTTGCTAAGTCTATTTCTAATTGTGCAAGATTATCTAAATCTTCTTCTGAACTATGAGAAGCATCTACTTGTTGTTGTGCTATCTCTACTGCTTTTTCTGCATTTTCTACTCTTTTGTCTAATAGATCTTGTTCTATGTTAAATGCTTTTGTTGCTGCTTCTAATCTTTCTTCTTCACTTTTAGTAACATCTTCTGCAATCATTTTTAATTCTTCTATTTCTGCCCTTCTATTTGCAGTTTCTACACTTAAATCTCTTTCTGAATCTCTTAAAGCATTAGTCTGTTTTTCTAATTGTGTCATTAAATTAACATCCTCTTTTATTTCTTCACCTATCCCTTTAAAGGAGTTTTTCATATCTTTTAAGCCCCCTGTTACATCTCCTGTAAAAAGCTTCATTATTCCACCACCAAAGTTTGCTATTCTATCTACTATTACACTCACTGCTGCGCTTATTCCAGCAAAAGCTACTTTTAATTTTTCTGCACCTTTTTCTGTTTGTGTAAAATAAGTTACTAAAGATCCTATTGCTATTATTAACGCACCAATACCTGTACTCATTAATCCAGCTTTTACAGTTGCAAAAGATTTTTTTGCAGTTGCACCTACTGTTATAAATCCTTTTTTAATATCATTTAAGCTAACGCCCATCACTTTAAATTCACTTGCTAAATCTCCTGCATCTTTAGCTACTTCACCTATGTTAGTTTTTATATCTGCGTTTAATTCTATTTTATCTGCCATAATTAAAATGTTATTGAAGTGGAAATTACTTCGTGTAAATATACACTAGCACTCCACAAATTATTTACATTGTTTCTATCTGTTACTTGTACTGTTATTGACTTTACATCTGATGTTGAACTGTCCACCATACTAAATGTTCCGTTAACCCCTATCTTAGCTATATTTCTAGTAAACCCTACTACAAAAGCCATATTATAACTGTTATCTATTTGTACTGCTCCTTTAATTTCTCTAAATGAATAATTACCTGCTGTTCCTGAAGTTCCACCTAATTCAAATCTGGTTAAGTAAATTTCATATCCTAATATACTATTGTTTCTTACATTTATATAACCATTACCACCTTGTACTGTTAAATTAGTTGCAGTATTGTCTGTTGTTATTCCTGATAACTGTATAAATGATTGTTGCCTTATTCCACTTAATGATGTGCTTCTACCTGAATTATATAAAGTAACTAATCCACCACCTATCGCTACTTCACTTTGTCTTCTGATTGTAGCGTCTAATCCACCTAAAACAGAACAATTAGCGTTATCATTTAATACTGTATGCCCTCTACCTACTATTAAAGAATTTTTAGTTTTATTTAGAGTATTTTCTACACCTAATATTCCTGTATTTTCAGTTTCTACATCCACAGTATTAGATGTTCCTCTAACCATATTGTTATTCCTAGAAAACCTTAATGGTAATAAATCATTTGTAGTGGTAGCTCTACATACACCATTATTTGCATCATAAATAAATCCGTATGCTTCACAAGTAGGTTGATTCACGATTAAATCTGTATTCGTTCCATCTGTAAAAACTACTATACCATTTTTGGTAATGTAGTCTGGCTTTACTGTATATCCTTTCAAATATCCCATTAGTTTATTAATATAAATTGTACTTTAGATAAAGCACCTGGTTTATAATCTATTTTGTTTACTCTATACTCTCTATTTTTAATTCTTACTATATCGTAAAACCTAAAAGTGTTTATATCAGAAGAATTTAGATCTACTTCTATATCCAATGTTCTTGTGTTTGGATTGTATAAATCTTGGAAATAATCTTGGTAGTAGACTGCGTATAAATTATTTGTACTGTTATTAACCCAACCTATTGGTTGACACCAACCAAAATTATAATCTTGTGCATTAGACGTTCCGTTAAATCCTAAATCAATTTCAGATAAATTACTGAATAATAAATACGTAGGTTGGTTAGTGCTACTAACACCAAATTGTTCTGGGATATAATAAGAAGCAGGGTTATTTGCTAGTGTTCTTATACCATTATTGTATAAAATTCTAGGTGCATTGGAAAAGCTACCAAATTCTTCACCATCTCCTTCATAGATAGAAGGAATAATTAAATTATAATAGACTCCGTCTTTTAATGGTTTTATTACAGTTGAAGCGAATGGAGAAGCTTCTATTTCTTCTTCTTCCTGTAATAAAGATTTTCCACTTGGTATTCCTAATAAACCTTCAGTGTTAACAGGTTTGCAACCATATAGTCCTGGATATGATGATGAAAGTGTAGAATTTTTATATACATTAAACGCCCAATCGTTCCCATCTTCTTCATACTTAAATATTGCACTAGATTTTAGCTCTAATGGTTTTAAACTAATTTTATCTGCATTAACTTTATTAGTCCAATTTAACGTTTGTGGTGTTACTACTGTTGGGCTAAAGCCATAAACATCTTTATATGGTTCTATTAGTAATTTACTGTTGTCGTTAGGGTCAGGCATAGAGATTAAGTTAAACATAGTCATAATACCCTTAATAAAATCCCATTGCTCTAATTCCCCTCTCGAAACCTCTAACTTAGCTTGACCCACAGTAGTTATGGCAAAACTTCCTGTTATATTTGTTTTAAAACTACTTGGACTGGCTCCACTACCATCTTCTGCTGGTTGGATAAGGTACGCACTAGGAGATACATCTACACATTCTAGTTCTGGTCTTATGCATTCGCCATTATCAAGAATACAATCAAAGGTAAAATTATAGTAATTTGCATTATTGTTGTTAACTACAACACTTTTTACTTCATATTCTTCGGCTACTCCATTAATATCTAAAACTTCTGCGCCAGTTGCTGTTACATATTTTTTCCATCTACAATTTGCAGTGGATTGTGCTATACCTGTACTTTTTATAGCTATATCTCCTGAAACCACAAAATGTGTTCCATCTGCACTACTTTCAAATGCTCTAACTGTTGTACCACTGACATTATAATTAACTGGTAATTGAGCTGAGTTGTAGTTGGATAAATAAGCTGCAGCAAAAGGAGTGCCTAAATCTCTATCTGTGGATTCAGGTCCACTTGCAGACCATTCGCTACCTGCATAGCTAGGAGTTTCATCTTTTCCCCAATTAAAGTCCATAAATAAATTACCAAAATCTGCACTATCAAAAAATGAAGACGTATATTCAAATCCTGCATCATTAAATATTCTATCTATTAAATATTTTATTTTTAACCAAGGTCTAAACGCTTGATCTAAGTTTTCTAGTTGTGGTTCGTTATCGGTAGGTCCTGGTGAGCCAGATGGGTTGTCTGCTATTAGTACTTCACCCTTCCAATTAACAAAAGGATATTTTAAAACGTCTGTATTTGTACCTGAACCTGCAAAACTATTAGCAGATAATGTGTTATCTAAAACCAATCCATTTGTACTCCAACTAGCTACAATATTAGTACGATTATATGTATGTTCAAGTTCGCTAAAGTCTATATCTTTAAATTTCTTTTCCTTTAAGCTATCGGCTAATGCTATACCTGATGAAAATAGATTAACATTGTAGCTTATTTGTTCTTTGTCTGTTTTTATTTCTAATAATTTCAAGAACCCATCAAATATTAAAACTCCATTTTCTTTCACTACTGCTCTTGTCATAGCGTAAGGATTAAAGTCATAAGTAGATGTAATAACTTTACTAACATCAAAGATGTGTGTAAATATTCTATTGTTTCTTTTCGTATTAGGCAAATCAAAGTCTTTAGAATAACTTTGTATTTTTTCTGTTGCATTAGTAAAATTATCAACACTTAAGGTTAATGGTAGAGTTTCTTCTTCGTATAAATCGCATATAACTTGTCCATCATTCAAATCATCATAAGTAGGATCTACTGTTCCTGGTGTTTCTCTAATACTTATTTTTTGTATTTCAATATTACTATCTATATCGTTTATATAAGTTACAAATAATAACATATCTGTTTGTGTAGCTACAAAATTATTTAAACCAGTACTATTCTGATTTACTATATTTAAAGTAGTACCTGCGCCTATACTGTTAGGTAGATCAGAAGATCCAATTAAGAAGCTACCACCATCTGTATGAGGTGGTGAATAATGTGATATAACTAATTGATAATTTTGACCAATTGTAAGACCTGTTACAGTTGTATACACTCCACACATACTTTGTGTGTATGGTGCTGGAGAAACAGTAGAAAATAGTTTTAAATCTCCACTTGAAAATGTAGGTTGGGTAGTAGGTACATTTCCACTTGTTGCACAGTATGCTCCTGAATAATATCCTATCCAATATAAATTAGGATTTCCTGATGTCCAAGCTGTTTGGTTTAGAACATAGCCACCATAATTCCCTGTTCCAATTACAGTATTACCATCTAAACAAGGTAAAGGTGTATTACCTGCACCAATAAAACTATTCTGATAGAAATTAGCATCATTTACATACTGATTATAGACAAAGCTTGTAGTGAAGCTATAACCATCATAGTTCTGTGGGTATAATATTAGTTGTGTACTCATTATATTGCTTGTGTTCTTTGTGTTTTATTTCTTTCTATGTCTATGGTGTATTGTATTAATTTATCATTAGCTTTAGTTTTTCTTGTAAAGTTAGAAGTAGTTAATATTACAGGTTCTACGTACTTATTGATAATACCTGAAATGTATTCTTGGTTTTCGTAAGCGTCTTGTGAATACCCATTAACAATATACACTTCTGGGCTATTCATTAACCCCTCTATCCACTCGCTTTCTTGATCGTTTAAAAAATCTGTATTTAGCTTGATTCTTTCTGTTGTGTTCATAGTGAAATTTTTTCTTCCACCATCATATCCATACTGATAATATCTGTTTTGATTCCACGTTCCTCTTAATTGGGTGTACGTAGTTTTTTTAGTTCCTAATGATTTAACAGATTTTTGATTAAATGTATAGTAATCCCAAGCACCAAATTCATTTAACCAAGCTAACCTAATACCTTCGTAACCAAAAGAACTATCACAAATTATATTAACAGTATAAATGTCTGTAATTCCATTACCTACATTATCTAAAGCTTGTATAGTATAATAACTAACATTAGCTTTATGGGTGTTCCAATCAGCATACCCAATATTATTATTAATATAAGCACCATTAAAATTACCAGGATATGCTCCAAAAAACATTATATATTGTTTGTTAACATTATCATAACCTACTAATTGACTTCCACCATTCCCATTATTATTTGTTACAGTTATATCACTACCTAATTGCACTCCTGCCGAGTTATATAATTTTATTAACATTCTACCTACTGCGTTCATAATGCCATTAGGAGCAGTAACAAAGTTAAATTCTGCTTGGCTTAATTTATTAAACATACCTACTGTTCCGTAATCTGTAAGCCGTGCATATTGCGTTTTAGGCGCTCTAGTTAAAAAGTTAGACGTATCGGCTCTAGGTATTATATCAATATACGATCCCTCTTTGTCATATATTGCATTTAAAGATAATCCAAAATTACCTAAAGAATCGCTTATTAATGTTTGTTCATTTTTTACATATCCATTAAATCCGTAAAAATCAGGACAAGACGCATTGATATTGTCATCTACAACTACTGTATTTCCATCTAAATATTCAATCAAAAATGTAACAGTAAAAAACACTCCTACATCATTTGCTAAAGAATATTGATCTATAATATGTAAAGGGAATTGTTTTAGATCATTAAATTCTATACTTTTAAAGGTACTAGCAGAAGTTCCAACATATATTCCACTATCATCTCCGTTTGCTAAGTTTTCTGCTTTAACATAACTTTCTACTATTGGTCTTATATCAAACATACCTACACCTGCACCATTTGGTGTTGTTTTTAATGTTGCCACTTTTACAGATGTTGGATTAGATGAAAATAGTGATACGTCTTTTGAAACATATATTTCTGCTATAAATTTAACCCTTTCTTTATTAGCTACTAATGTAGTATCAGAAACTGCATAAATGAGTGGTTGACCTACTGGTGATAGTAGGTATTTTGGTCTTTGTTCTATTATTATATTTGCATTTGCTGCCATCTTAATTATTATTTACTGTATCTATTATATCTTGTTTTATTGCTTTTAAAATATCTTTACCAAATCTTTGTAAGCCTAAACCTATCGGTCTTTGAAAAAAACTAGAACTTTTAATTCCTTGAAAAAAGATTTTCCTTGCTACTAAAAACTGTATTGATTTTGCAAATCCTACTTTATCTATTTTTCTTCCTGTAAATTGTCCACTTTTCTTTCTTGGTGCTAATCCCCTTCTTACTATCCATTTATCTAATGCGCTAGGTGGTGGCATTCTGTTAGTATATTGATATGGACTTGCTACTTTTCTTCCATCATAAGTAGTGTATTCTCTTATTTTAGTTTTACCACTTACACCTTTATCTATAAACTTACCATAATCTAACATAAAAAGTTTTAAGGAAAACCCATTGTCATCTTCTTCTACTTTAAAGCTAAGAGAATTATATAATGCTTTAGTTGCATTTTTAGTACCATAAGGTGATTGTCCTCTAGTTAAATTAGCTTTAGATTGTTTAACTATATATTTACCAAAGCTGTTTAAATATCTTTCTATGTTTTTGGTTTTCATTATACGAGTCCTACAAATATTTCTACTTGTACATCAGACGAACCGGATGGTCTTACTTGAATTTGTGTAATATCTTCTAATGTACCAAAAGCAGGGCTAGTATCAGTTTCACCTATTGCACCTTCTTCTGCTTGAAATAAGATATGTGAAGCACCTGCTCTTACAGTAACTTGATAGTTAGTATTAGTAGTTACTATTGCTAACTTCATATCTTGATCTGTACTTAGGTTAGTTACTCTTACATATTTACAATTCTCAACATCTAAGGCACCTGCTGCACTATGAGGTGTGCTTTCAAATACTGCTATAATTGTAGTATTACTATGGGCGCAAGTTAATATTCTTTCAAAAACATCTACTATACCAGTAGTGGTTATAGTGTTTGTAGTTCCTCGAGTCGCACCATTTAGCGTTACGCTTTCTGTAACTGTTGTTGTTAAATTTGCCATATTATTATTTATTTTTTATTAATTCTAAAATTTTATTTAATTTGTCTTTTACTTCTTGCATATTATCTGCGTTCTTTTCGTGGTGTTTCTCAAATGTTTTCTTAACTTCTCTAATGCTAAAAAAAAAGAATTGATATAAAGCATAAAAAGCACCAATTAAAAGCACTAAGGTTACACCATAACTTTCTATCAACTCAAATATTTCTGTCATAATTTTATAGTAATTTTAAAAAAACCTATTTCTATTTTATATTTTCCTATTTTTATTTTAAACATTATAGTGCTGGTTCCATTGGTATTTGACAACTTTGGAAACTATTATCTACATTAATACCTATTTGAAAAACCCAACCTGTTACTGCTTGGTCAAACCTTTCTGTAAATGGTTCTAAAGTATAATCACCTTCTGTAAAATAAATTGGTGCGTTTAAATCCTGATTATCTGCAGATTGCCAAGTACTATTTCTGAATATTGAAATAAGATCAACACAAATCTGTAACACTGTACTGTATACTTGTTGCTCATTAGAGTTATCTGGCTCTACTAAATCCATTACAAATATTTGAAAGTTATAAGTCAAGCCATATCTTGCAGTAACTACATTTACTGGATTTATGTGCATCAAAGCATATTTCGTGGTTTTGGATAAATCTATATCAAATATATCGCCAGTTGTTACTGTGCTTATTTGGTGGTGATCATTCCCTATTGCTTTTAACTTATCTATTAAGTTGTTATATGTTTTGTTAGTTATTGCCATTTATATTAACTTGTTTTGTTGAACTTAAATCTGTTTCATAACTTAACCAAGTAAATGCTTCTAATACATTTAGTTTAGTTATTTTGTCTAATTTAGAAATATCAGCATTACACAATCTGTACATTAATCCAAAGTAGCCCCACTTTTCTGCAAATGTTTCGTCTGTGTCAACTTTATCATTTCCTTCGTGTGATCCATCAAAGATGATGGCAAAATCCTTAAAAACTCTTTTACGAAAGCAAAAAAAAACATTAAAGCACTTTCTATTTGTTCTGCTTTCATCTTTTTAAACTTTTCTGCCCTTACATCTATATTTCCATCATAAGCTTTTATGATATATGCTTCACCTTCTCTTTCTACTATTTCTCTATATAATATAGCCATTAATTGTGGCAAATTATTTTCCACTCCCTCTTTTATAAAATGCTCTATATCTGCCCATTCACCTAAAGTTAGGTCTTCACTTAAATTTGGGTGAAATCCATATTCTTTATCATCAACTTTTATAATCTTTTGTAGATTAACCTTTCTTTCTGCCTGTAATTGACTTAACCTGTTTAATATAACTGATAATGCAGGTATTGATAACTGCTTTATTAACTTCTCAGGTATATCGGACATTATCTTGATAGTTTCTAAAGCTTCTTCACTATTGCTTAATCCCTGAAGTTCTGCCAATTTAATCCACTTCTCTAACGTTACTTCACTCCAACTACTTATTACATTATATTTCTTTGTTTTACCTTTTTTCTTGATTTTTACTTTCATATTTATATATAGAAAAAGTTAATATTTAGTTTATAGTTATATATTTGCACGTTTTCATATACTTGTGAGGATTGCGACTTCGGTCGCTTTTCTCTTTTATTGTACAAAATACCTTCCATAATTACTATCTATTTCATAGTACATACGCATAGCTAAAGCATCTGCATAATCTGGTGATCTGCCTATCATAGCTTTTACAGTATCTTTAGATAGTATTTGTAATTTATTGTCTTTATCTGCATCTTTAGTTCTTACTTGCTCTAATTCTTCTATGATGTCATTCTTAGTATTTATATTACTACAAGATATTCCTAATTGTCCTTCGTTTATTTTTTTAGCTAAAGTATAATAACATTGTGTTTTTAAGTTTTGATAGTTTTCGTTCTTTAATGCTCTTGCGTTATTTATAAACCCTTGACATCTTAGATAATCTTTTACACCACCACCCACTCCATCTTCATCTACTATTACATTTCTTAATGGTACTTGGTTTTCTTGCTGTATCTTCTTAATATCCTCTACAACATCATTTATAGCCGATTTAAGCAACGTTCTTATATACTTAAGGTGTAACCCTTGCCAAAACATTATAACTGTTTTATCGCTACCAAAACGTGCTACATCACAAGTTATATATTTATCACCATCAGTACCTTTTGTTTCAAATAAGCTAACAATGGAATTATAATCTATTAAACTATCTTGTGTTGCGTCATATTCCCAATTACCAAATAATAGACGTTGCTTTGTTAATTCATCAAGCTCTAATAGTTGTTGTTCGTAATGTTTACTAATATATTGGTTATCTGTTACTAAACTTTGTATAAACTTTCTATATGGTTTTAATTTTTTTTCTTGTGCTGGTCTATAATATGATGTGTACACCCAATTCTTTGCAGGATTGCAAGTCATTAGTAACTTAGGAATTAAATTGTTTTCATCTAACTTATATCTTAATCTACTAGCTACTACGTTTTTAGCTTTTTCTGTTATTTGATTAGCTTCGTCTATAAAAGCACCTGTAATTTCTAATGATCCTAAACTATCAAAGTTTCTATCACTTGGATATAAGAATAAATCCTTTAATATTATTTCACTGCCATTATAAAAAGTGATTATATTACTTGATCCGTTAAACGTGTAATCTTCAATAGCTTTTAAACTCCAAGCTGTACATACTTCAAAAAAAGTGTTTAGTGTTGTTTTTTTTAATGCGTCTAATTTACTACGACCCATTAAGTATCTTGTTTTTGGATATGTTAAACACATAGTAATTAAATAGCTAACACCTAACCAGGATTTACCACCACCAGCTGCACCACCAAATAATATCTCTTTTGTAGAATTGTCTAATAGATATTTAAAACATTCTTTTTGTTTTGGTGTAAATTTAGGTTTTAACCTTTTATTCATCTCCCAAGTCAATATGGATCTGTATTCTTTGTTCGTCTGATGTTATATCTAAGCTATCACCATAACCACGCTTTTTACCTCTTGTCTTTAAATAGAATATAGTAGCAGGTGTACTGCCTTTTTCTATTTGTTCTTTTAAATGTGTTTCTGCAAAGTCTATAAACATACCATCTATTTCTTGTACTTGCTTACGATATTCTTCATCTTCTTTATACCACTTGTAATGTTGTGTTCTACTTAGTCCTGCTTTTTCACAAGCTTCTGTTACTATTCCTAAAGATTTTTGTAATGCTTTTAATAATAGTTCTTTATTGTCTTGTGTTCGTTCTGTTCGTTTGTCCATATTATATTATAGAAATAATTAATATTCATTTGGTGCTGGTAAATGTAGTCCTAAGTCAATAGATGCCCAAGCTCTTACTTCTTCACAGAATTGGTTAAACTCTTGTTTGTCTAGTTCTTTAGTTGTTTTAATTATAAACCTTTCTTTTAATAGTTCGTGCATTTCAAATTTATGATAGCCTGTATATTCACATATTGGTTGTACAATACATTTCCAATAGTATTTGTTTTGTCTTTCGCTTCTAATCAAATGGCTCATTTATTCCCCTTTCTCCGCATAGTTTTTCTTTTGCACTATCCCAAAGCTTATCGCCTTTGCTACTTAAAGTTGGTTCTGTCCTTATAAGACTCGGAAAGCCATTAAATTCTTTTGCTATCTCTTGCATATATTCACCACACTCACATAAAGCTTCCACTGTTCTTACTTTACCATCTATAACTTTTAGAGTGGCTTTCATTAAGTCTTTCGTTTTACCACAGTTATTACATTGGAACTTTAACATAATCTATCTAATTCAAAGTGTAAATGATTTATTGCTTTTCGTATATCCTCAACACCACCATCTTTATGTTTTCGTTTACTTCTTAAAAGATAAGTTACGGCAGTACCTATATTATAAGTTAAATCAAAATTACTTACGACATCTTTTGCCATATAACCATTTTTCCCTTTGTAGTATTCTGGTATTTCATTTTCCATTTTTTTTTGGTATTGTGGTGCGTTCATTAACTCTATCGTTAGATAAAGCACCTGTTCTTGTTTCAAATTTATCTAAATTTTCTTTTAATTCTTTTTGCTCGTTTACTTCGCTTTTATATTCTAAGTAACTTATTAGAATAAAACAAGATAAAATAAAACCAGCTATAATTCCTATAATTGTAAACATCTTTCTAGTATTTTAATTAAACCTTTTTGTGTATGTAATTTTCTTGCTCTTTTACCTTTTCTATATTCATCTGGATTGAATATCAATTTAACCTCACGCACTTTTGTTTCTTTTTTATCGTGATATTTTACTATCCACCTTTTTAAATAGTGTAGTTTGTTTCTTTTTAAGTATTGTAAGTAATTCATATTTCGTAAAATTTATTATCTGGTTTTTTATGTTTATTATAGACTTCTCTAATTCCGTTTAAGCAGGTACTTAAACAAGTGCTACAATTTGTTCCTGTTCCATAATTTGTTCCATAGATCACATTATAAAGTTCTATCATCTTGGCTTTAGCTTCCTGGTTTTTTGCTTTTCCTGATTTTATATATGGATAAACTTCAAAAACTTCATTCAATATATCTTCTGGAATAACTTTAAGTGGTTCTACATCCCTTGTTTTATTCCATTTTTTAATTGGACAAGCCATTGTTGCTAAACGTGTTTTTATTTTCATAAAGCATAAGCATTTTTTGCATTGTCCTGTCAATTTAAAGTAATGTGGACATTCCTTACATATAGCCATTCTATCTTCATACACATTATCTGCAACAAAAAACTTATTCATTTAATTCTGCTTTTAGTATTTCTCTCACTTTGTCTATTGTAGTAAATAAGCTATTCCTACTGATCTTTGTTTTCTTTGCGAGTGAATCAAGTGTGTTTCCTTCGTAGTAGTAGAGTTTGAAAATATTAGACTCGTACCAATGTATGTTATTATCTAAAAACTTATCTATCTTTTCTAGTTTTTCGTATTGATGTTCTTCTATCAATTCTTCTGGTATATTATATATACTTCTGTAAAATTCATTAATTTCATTATGTGTACTTGTTGATGTATATACTAAATTAGTATAATATTTTTTATACTTATAATAAAATGGACTTCTTGTGCTTGTTAAAGCTCTATTTAATACTACTGTTGCATATTTTAAAATACCTATCTTTCCGTCTTTTTTATATATATCCTCTAACACTTGTTTGTTCATTGTTAAGAAATATAAATGTAATTCTTGTACAGCTTCTTCTCTATCTGTTATGTTGTTAGTTAATCTTTCACAAACTTTTTCAAATTTGTCGTTCATTTCTGCTATTATAGAATATATATCAATCATATATACGTTCTAGTTTTTCCATCTTATCTACCAAGTCTTGCAACATTTCGTTTAGTATTATCTTGTAAGATCTTATAGTATTTCCGTTTCTTTTTGTTTCTATACCTGCAAAATAGCCATTAGTCATTATTGATATATTCACAGGTAATATCATTATCCAATCATACCAATTATTTGTGTCTTTTCTAATATTATTTCCATAGTTGTTATGATACTCTATTATAATATCTAATACATCTAAATAACCTTTCCATCTTGTATCATTCGATATATCTCTAACAAATTCTTTATTCATTGTAATATATGCGTCTAGTATTGTTTCGTGTTCTTTACTTGCATATATTGGCTTCCTCATTTTCCAAAGTTAAAAAAATATTTATTCTATTCCTTTTTCTTTTTTTATTTTATTAACAAGGTCTTTGTAATAACTTATTTCTTCTTCATAATCAATCCTAGACAGCTTTACTGTTTGTCTTGCTTTGTACTGTAATTCTTCAGCTGTACCTACTCCATATTTAGAATCTAGTTTAAGTCCAAACAGGTACTGTTCACCTTGACCAAATAAATTGTCTTTTGGTGATTGTGGCTGCACATTCATTTCACACCATCTTGTGGCTAGGTTTTTTCTGCTCATAAAATGCCCAGCGTGTATCTGTTTATAATGATAAACTCTACCAGACGTAAAACATTGTACCATACCTTCTGACGTAGCATCTCTTAACCTTATGTAAAGACTAAACCATTTATCTAGTTCTTTTTTAAGTTTACTTATTGACTTCATAACCTAATTTCTTACGCCATTCATTTTGAATTACACCTTTTCTGGCATTGTATTTTTCTCCTCTATATTCAGGATTCTCCTCTTGTAGTTTTGCTCTAGCTCTTTTAATACTTGGTGCAGGTGTGAGTTTACCTTCTGCTATTAATCTTAAAAAATGTTTTCTAACATCTCTTGCAATCCCAAAGTTTTCTAGTTCATCATTCCAAATGTTTGCAAATAAACGATTGTCATTATCCCTTAAATGTGTGTATTTTTTTAGCCAATATTCTACTTTTTCTTTTGTTTTCATATTAAAAAATTTTAGTTTGTATAATGTTTTCTTCTTTAGTTATTCCTAACATAGATTGAAATATAACTTTACCAGCTTCATAGTCTACTAGATTTCTAGCTATTTTTTGTTTGCTTTGTTTTCCTTTATATTGTTTAAAGTCGTAATTATGAAAATCTGATAATGCTTCAATGAGATTTTTAGTTCTACTTAAATCTGGATTTTTTCTTTCAGTTAAAATTGTAGGCAAATTAAAGTTTGTCCAATATAAATGTCTACCTCTTTTTTTAGCAGGTATTAGTAAATCGTAATATGGTATAACATTTTCTACTACATATTTTCCTGTAAAAAAAGCATCTAAAAAGATAATCTCTTGATATAATTTCATATCAGGATATTTCATTTTTCTTTTTGTTTTCATTGATAGTTGAAATGTAGAATGTGTAGGACAAGGTGGGCTACTCCATATAAAGTCATATTCTTTATAATGATCTACTAAATATTGGTGTGCATCACCTATTACTACTCTATCATTAGGAAATCTCTCTTGATATAACCTAGCTAGTTCTTTATCTATTTCAACAGCTGTTACTTCAATATCATTTTTCACTTCGTTCCATTTATATCTATTACCACCCAAACAAGCATATAAATTAAGAATTTTCATTTTAATAATTTTAAAGGTTCTTGATAATATGGTACTTCTTCTGGTTTTTTGTTAAGTGTTCTGACTTGATATTCTGCATCTGAAATTGTTTTTTTATGGCTTATTGTCCAACGATAAAAAGTTTTAATGTTTAAAAATGGTTCAAACTCACAAAATCTAACACCAATTTTAAATGCGTCTTTGA